TACTGATGAAGATGGTGACACTATGGGTCCTGACGATGATGATTTGAGTGATTTAGATGATTTCTTAGGTAGTTTAGGTATTGACAGGTCCTAACACTAACCTTTTATGGGTTTAACCAGAGAACAATTACTATTAGAATATTCAAGGTGTATGAAGAATACACCATACGCTCTTAAGACGTATCTTCAGACTTATGATAACACTCAGTCAAGATACGTCCCATTAGAGTTATTTCCTGACCAAGTTAATTTGGTTGAGGATTATGAAAAATACAACGAAAATATTGCGTTAAAATACCGTCAGGCGGGTGTATCTACCGTGACTGCGGCTTGGGCAAGTAAAAGACTTGTATTTGCATCAAAACAAAGACCTGAAAAGGTTTTGATTATTGCAAACAAATTGGATACTGCCGTGGAAATGGCAAACAAAATCCGTGGATTTACCGAACAATGGCCTTCTTGGGTAGGTGTAGGGTTCTCTCCCGATAAAAACGCAGCAAGACACTTTAAATTAACAAATGGTTGTGAAGTAAAGGCGGTTGCAACATCAAAGGATGCACTTCGTGGTTATACCCCTACTATGTTGATATTTGACGAAGCTGCGTATATTGAAGCAGATGGTGATTTCTGGGCTGCCTGTATGGCTTCATTGTCTACGGGTGGTAAAGTTGTTGTTGTATCAACACCAAACGGATATGACCCAATTTACTATGAAATCTACGAACAGGCCAATCGTGGGATGAACGATTTCAAAATAACAGAAATGTTTTGGTATCGTGACCCACGTTATACAAAAGATTTGTATTTGGTTAAAACGGATGAGATTATTCATTATCTATTAAACCGTGAAGAATATACTGCCGATAGGGTTATTGATTTTTCAGGTCGTGACCCCTACGAAAGAAACTACGATGAGTTAAAGGCTTATTTTGATTTAGGTTATAAACCATGTTCGTCTTGGTTTGAGGCGATGGTTAAAAAACTTAAGTACGACAAACGTAAGGTTTCTCAGGAATTGGAATGTAATTTCTTGGGTTCGGGTGATAACGTATTTGATGCTAATTTAATTAAGAACATTACTGATAATATGATTAAAGAACCTATCAATAAAATGATGGGTGGTGGACTTTGGATATGGAAAGAACCTGAAATGGGTCACAGATATATTATGGGTGTGGACGTTTCTCGTGGGGATTCTGAAGATTATTCAACATTTCAAATTTATGATTTTGATGAAAGGGAACAAGTTGCTGAATATGTTGGAAAACTTCCTCCTGATGTATTAGCGGAGATTGCCTACAAATGGGGTAATATGTACAACTGTTTTATCGTAATTGATATCACGGGTGGTATGGGGGTTGCAACGGCAAGAAAACTACAGGAACTTGGATATAAAGATTTATATGTTGATGGTGTTGATTTTGGGAACAAGTGGAAATACGACCCAAAGGCAGCTGAAAAAATACCTGGTATTAACTTTAACAACAAAAGGGTTCAAATTATTGCTGCACTTGAAGAAAGTTTAAGACATGGTTTAAAAGTTCATTCATCACGAATGTTGAATGAAATGAATACGTTTGTTTACATCAATGGAAGACCTGACCACATGAAGGGACAACATGATGATTTAATTATGTCATTGGCGATGGCTGTATATGTGTCAGATTCATCTTTTTCACAACTTACAAAGGTTACACAACAAGCAAAAACAATGTTGGAGTCTTGGCAGGTTACATCTTATGACCCACCAAAAGAACAATATTTTAATCCATCAATGCCAAATAAACAATATAAAACAAATATTGCTTATCAAAATCAACCAACACAAAAGGATTATCAAGACTATTTATGGGTGTTCGGCGGATATAAGCGTTGATAAAAAATACATATATATTAACTTTTTACTATGGAAGAAAAAAACTTGACAATATGGCAACGATTGTCCCAAGAACTTGGACCAAATTCATTGTTGGGTCAAGACATACCTACTTATAAGTTTGATAAAAAAGAACTATTAAGAACTACTGACAAAGAAGAATATGAAAAACAAAAACTTCAAGCCAGACAGACTTATTATATTACAAGCCAATGGGCTAAAATTGAAAATAATTTATATTCTCAAGCAGTTTATTATCAACCAACAAGATTGGCATCATACTATGATTATGAGTCAATGGAGTATACTCCCGAAATTTCAGCGGCTTTGGATACATACGCTGAAGAATCTACTACAGTTGACGAGAATGGTTACATGTTACAAATATACTCCGATTCTCCAAGAATTAAGGCTGTATTAGGAGATTTGTTTAATAACGCATTGGACATTAATACAAACTTACCAATGTGGACACGTAATACCGCAAAATATGGTGACAACTTCGTGTTTTTAAAGTTAGACCCTGAAAGAGGTGTTGTTGGTTGTTTACAATTACCAAACATTGAAATTGAACGTATTGAAGTTGGTATGAAAGGTAAAGCAACTTCAGGTATGGGTGGAGCTGTTGCTTCAGGTAGTGATGCTAAAAGTTTAACATTTACTTGGAAAAACAAAAGTTTGGAATTTAATAGTTGGGAAATAGCACACTTTAGATTATTGGGTGATGATAGAAAACTTCCATATGGTACCGCCATGTTGGAAAAGGCAAGAAGAATTTGGAAACAATTAATTCTTGCTGAAGATGCAATGTTGGTATATAGAACATCAAGAGCACCTGAAAGACGTGTATTTAAGGTGTTTGTTGGTAACATGGATGACGCAGATATTCAACCATACGTACAAAGATTTGCACAACAATTTAAGAAAGACCAAATTACTGACCCACAAACAGGAAACGTAGATATGAGATTCAATCAAATGGCGGTTGACCAAGATTTCTTTGTACCTGTAAGAGACCCATCGTCTCCAAACCCAATTGAAACTTTACCAGGAGCAACAAACTTATCCGAAATTGCGGATATTGAATATATTCAAAAGAAATTATTAACAGCGTTAAGAATTCCAAAAGCGTTTTTAGGTTTTGAAGAAGTTGTTGGTGATGGTAGAAATTTATCATTACAGGATATTCGTTTTGCAAGAACAATTAATAGAATTCAAAAGTCTATGGTTGCGGAACTTAACAAGATTGCAATTGTTCACTTATTTTTATTAGGTTTTGAAGATGAATTAAATTCATTTCAGTTAAGTTTAACTAACCCATCTAAACAAGCGGACTTATTAACAATTGATGTTTGGAAAGAAAAAATGTTATTGTATAAAGATGCCGTAACAAAAGTTGAAGGTATTGCACCAACATCTCAAACATGGGCTAAGAAACATATTCTTGGTTTCTCTGATGAAGATATTAAACTTGATTTACAACAACAAAGAGTTGAAAAGGCAGTTGCCGCTGAAATTGAAGCAACACCAAATGTTATAACACATACAGGATTATTTGATAATATCGACAAACTTTATGGTAATACGTCAGGAACAACAGCACCAACAACCCCACCAGCTGAAGGTGGTGAATTTGGGGCTGACTTAGGTGGAGCTCCACCGGCAGGAGGTGAACTTCCACCGGCAGAAGGTGAAACTGCAATTACCCCAGAGTCCGTTAAAAAGAATATGAATATATTATTAGAAAGAGATAATGTTTACGGTGTTGAAGAAATTGATTTGGAAAGAGGTAGACGTTCTTTGGGTATTATTGAAGAACAATTAGGAAAACTGATTGATTGATATATTTATTAATATGAAATTTGGACAATTACTTAGCAAGATAGAAGGATTAATGATTAATTCTTATGTGAATGAAACAACAAAAATAGAGTTAAAAAACTTTAAAAAATTAGTATTGGAAAATAAAAATGCCAGTACAATGTTTTATATCTATACTGAATTGTCCAAGAAAAAAGGTTATGATAAAACTTTATCTGAATCTTACATCAATGAATCTTTAAGACAAGTAGAAAAAATTATTCCAAAATTAAATACTCAAAAAATTGAATATTGGGTTAAAGATGTTGTAAGTGAAAATAATTACAAAGATATTGATAATTTAATTTACAATTCTCCTGATAAAATTATGGAGAATGTTGAAAGCAGAAAAACTTTAATTAAGACTTTAAGTGAAACTACTGAAGTTAAAACTGCAATACAACTACCAATGGAAACTTTATTGAATATCGCCAATAAAGAAATTAGTTCTTACATTGAAAATTTAGATGAAGATTCAAAAAGAGATTTATCTAAAGTATTGATGACTGAAGATGTGGAATTGTCAAAAGAATTTGAAGATTTAAAAGTAAAAACAATTCATTCATTAAGTGGTATTAATGAATCTATGGATGATATCACAACAAAAAAATTACAGGAAACTATTAACCAAATTAAAGGTGAAGAGTTTTCTAAAATCAATTATGTAAGATTATACAATTTGTATAACAACATTAATTAATCCTTAGGTTTTTGAGATTCAACGTACTTAGCTTTTAATTTTTGAGCTCTACGTGCAACAGATGGTTTTTCATACTGAAGTCTTTCTCTCAACTTTTCATTTTGCTTGGTTTTAATTACCTTTCCTTTTAATTGTTTCAAGGCTTTTTCCAATGGAGTTTTTTCGTCTATTTTTACTTTTAACATATTATAGTAAATAATACAAAGTTGGTCAAAATTTGACAATAGAATAAAATTAGATTATTTTTTTTCAAACAATAAACAATTTATACACATGATTATTAATGAAAAAAGGAAAAACATCACGAATTGTAGGATTCAACAATTCAAAAGTGAGTTATGGAACAGTTGATTCCAAAAATTTTAAATCAGTTTATCTTAATTTACAAAGTTGGGTTTCACCAAAACAAAGTTATGACAATTGGGAGAGAATAGTATCAAATTTTAGTAGACAAATAAAACACACAATATTTGAAATATTAGACCCCACATTTTTTAAAGACAACTATATTGTTGATTTGGATTTGAGAACTAGCGGAATTGTTTATGGTAAAAAAAGTTTTATGAATTTGGAAATTACTTTATTTTTATCACAGGAAGTGGATTTCAAAGATACAATTCTTAAAGATAAATTAAAAAGAATTGCCAAAGAAATTTATATTGAAAACTTCAAAAAGAACGAGTATTTTGATTTTACACTATCTAAAAAGAGCAAAGAAGAAGCATCCTAGTATTTATTACTAAAACATACGTATGAAAATATTAGGACCTACCGAGACAGGTAAAGGAATATTGATTGAAATGGACGCAGGATATGTGTCACCATCTCATGAATTTAATAAAAAGATGCTTGAAGAAAATCACAAGAACTTCTTGGATTATTCAAAACCTTTTGAATTCTATGCCGTACTTCAAAAATACAACACACCAAACCGTAATGGTAGAGTGTATCCTGAAAGAATCTTAAAACGTGAATCTGAGAATTATAAAAAGATGATTCAAAAAGGAACATCTCTTTCAGAATTAAATCACCCTGAATCATCATTAATTGACCTTGACCGTGTGTCTCACATCATCAATGATATATGGTGGGACGGACATATCCTTATGGGTAAGTTACGTCTTCTAACATCACCAGGATTTCATGAGAGAGGGATTGTATCTACAAAGGGTGACCAAGCAGCAAACTTGTTAAGACAAGGTGTTACTTTGGGTATATCTTCACGTGGGGTTGGTTCTTTAAAAAAGAGTGGTGAACAGAATGAAGTACAAGATGATTTTGAATTAATCTGTTTTGATTTGGTATCTTCACCATCTACACCAGGAGCATATTTGTTTACAAACCCTGATGACAGAAACAAATTTGAAGAAAATTTAGAAGAAGAAAAAGTTTCAAGAATGTCTCCAATCGAACAGGAAAGTGGAACAAAAATGAACCGCTCTATTGACTTATTAAAAAAATTAAACCATTATTTGGACAGATAATTTAAAAAACATGGACGAAAAATATTTTGTAGCAAAAGTACAGTACGATTTACCTGATGAAAATACAGGAAAATTAAAAAAAATCCGAGAGGAAAAATTGGTTAAAGGTTACTCTGTAACTGATGTTGAAGCCAAGGTGACATCCCGATATACAGGGTTTCAACATGATTGGAGAATCACAGCAGTCTCCGAGAGTAAAATAGACGAAGTTATTGAAGATTAATAAAAACCCCTCCTAACCGAGGGGTTTTTTATTTATTTAGGGTTTTTGACAAGCCCAAACAGAATTTTTTAACATATGGATATATTTATATGTTAAATTATTCTATAATAATATGACAGAAAAAAAGTCGTTAGTTGAGGAAGCACTACTACAAATGAAAAATTTGGAACAAGTAGTTGCCGAAAATGCAAAAGGAATACTTGCTTCTACAATGAAGGAAGAAATCTCAGAACTAGTAAAAGAGTCTTTGAAAAATGAGGCTGAAGATGAATCAATGGATGTTGAAATGGATGAACAATCGGAAGATGAGTTAGACATGGATATTGATATGGATTCTGATGATGAAGAAATGGATGATGTTGAAATGGACATTGATATGGATTCTGACGATGATGAATCGGATGATGAACTTGAAATGGACTTTGATATGGATTCTGATGATACACTACCAATTGACCTTACAAACGCATCCGATGATGAAATCTTAAAGGTTTTCAAATCTATGAGTGATGAAGATGGTATCATTGTTAAACAAGATGGTAACAACATTACTTTAAATGATGAAGACGAAGATGTTGAATATATTATTCAAACTGAAAGTGACATGGAAGAAGAAACTATGGAAGAAATGGATGAAGAAGAAGAATTATCAGATGAGGATTTAGATTCTATGATGGCTGATATTTTTGGTGAAGAGATGAACATGGACGAAGAATCTATGTATGAAGAAGATATGGATGAAGAAGATATGGATGATGAGGTAGTATATGAAATTGAAATGGATGAAGACGAAGATATGGATGATTCTGATGATTCAGATGAAAGTATGTCTGAAAGTAAAATGACAATTAAACCAGTTATGGGTAAATTAACTAAATCCTCTTTAACTAACAAAGCTAAAAAAATGGAAACTAAAGAAGGGTCAATGATGAGTAAACCTGTAGTAGGTAAAGGTGTTAAAACCGGAAGTGCTAAATTTGAATATAAAGAAGGTAGAAAAATGGAAACCAAAGAAGCGGCTATTGAACCAAAAGGTAAGGCTAAAGGAGTTGGTATGAATTTGAAACCTAAGAAATTTGAATACACTGAGGCTGAAATGGAAGAAAAATACGGTTCTAAAAAACACGAATACAGACGTAAGGATGTTGATGGTGTTGAAAAGAAAGCTGGTGAAAAAGGTGGTCATTACAAAGATTACGAAAAAGAGGAAACTAAAGAAGCTGCTAGAACATTAGGTAATGGAACTAGAAATTACGCTGAAAGAAAAGGTTTACCTAAAATGAAAGTAATTCCAAATCAAGCTCTTGCTGAAGAAGTTGAAAGATTGAGAGAGAAGAATGAAGAATACAGAAAAGCACTTAATATTTTCAGAGAAAAATTAAATGAAGTTGCTGTGTTTAATTCTAACTTGGCTTATGCTACAAGATTGTTCACTGAACATACAACAACAAAACAAGAGAAAATTAATATCTTAAGAAGATTTGATGATGTTGAATCATTAAAAGAATCAAAAACTTTATACTCATCAATTAAAGGAGAATTAAACACAACAAACAGTACTCAAAGTGTTGTAACAGAATCTATTGAAAAAATTGGAAAATCTCCAGCATCAGGTTCTTCACAAAACTTAATTGAGTCAAAAACGTATGAAAATCCACAATTTTTAAGAATGAAGGATATTATGCAAAAAATACAAAAATAAAAATAAATAAAACTTAAAAACAAAAAAAATACTAAAATGGGTGCATTATTAGAAAGCGGTCTTGTTGGTAACATTGGTTTGAAACACCTTAAAGTTATCAAAGAAGACACAATCAACAAATGGGATAAACTTGGCTTTTTAGAAGGTCTAAAAGGTCACATGAAAGAAAACGTGGCTCAGTTGTATGAAAACCAAGCTTCACACTTAATTAACGAAGCTTCTTCAACTTCTGATTCAGGTTCTTTTGAAACGGTTGTTTTCCCAATCGTGAGAAGAGTATTCTCTAAATTATTAGCTAACGACATCGTGTCTGTACAAGCAATGAACTTACCAATCGGTAAATTGTTCTACTTCGTACCTAAAATTCAAGGTTATTCTGGTGGAACTTCAGCGGATGGTTTGTTTGGACAATCAGGTTCACACTACGCTCCTATTGGTTCTCCTGGAAACTATCCTGGTAACCCAGATGCTGGTTATAGTGCTGCAGATAGTAATGGTCTTTACAATCCTATTTACAATAAGGATTTGTATGACTTATTCTACGAAGGTAACGAAGCTGGTTTGAACCCTCCTGGTTTGTTTGACTATTCAAAAGGTCAGTGGACAGCAGTAACTGCATCAACTGTAACTTACGCTTGGTCTAATGCTGGTGTATTAGTTCCTAGCGCTTACACTACAGATAATTACAGAAAAGTAATTATTGTTATGAGTGGTTTCTCTAACGCTGGTGCTGGTCAATTGATTGGTCCTAATGGTAATACTATGGATACTGAAGAATTCTTATCAGGTTTGAACATCTTAGGTGTAGCTGGTAACGTTTATACTTCAGCAAACACAACTAACCCTTACTTATTCAGAGTTGTAACTCAAAGATATGGTAAAGGTATTGTTCAATACGGTAATCAAGTAAACACTACTTGGCCAACTGCTAATAACTCAGGTGGTTCTTATTACAATATTTGTGACGCTGATGGATTTATTTTCTTAGAAATGGATTTACAAGCTCCTGTTTGTATCACTTGTGGTGATTCATCTATGGACGGTTACACAGGTTCAACATTCTCATCTTCAACTGTTGTTAACAATGCGTTCTACGCAATTTACAGAAACTACAAAGAGTTGGAATTTGAAGACCAAATTGGTGAAGTTTCTTTTGACCTTGAGTCAGTAACAGTTTCTGTTACAGAAAGAAAATTGAGAGCACAATGGTCTCCTGAATTAGCTCAAGACGTTGCGGCGTTCCACAACATTGATGCTGAAGCTGAATTGACAGCATTGTTATCTGAGCAAGTTGCAGCAGAAATTGATAGAGAAATCTTGAGAGATTTGAGAAAAGGTGCGGCTTGGAACTTGAGATGGGATTACAACGGTTGGAAGAGACTATCTTCTGCTGGTACTACTCCTTACACTCAAAAAGATTGGAACCAAACTTTGATTACTGCAATTAACCAATTGTCAGCTCAAATCCACAAATCAACTTTAAGAGGTGGTGCTAACTGGATTGTTGTATCTTCTGAAGTATCTGCTATCTTTGATGACTTGGAGTACTTCCACGTATCAAACGCAGCTCCTGAGCAAGACCAATACAACATG